ACAGCGTATCTAACTGCATCTATTAAGTGATTGTATTTGTCTATTGGTGTATTTGATTTGCGTTCTAACCAGCGATAGTTGTTTAGTTCTTTGATGAGGTTTGTACTATCAGGACTTACCACTAAGTCATAATCTTGTAGTAGGCTTATTCCATATGTAACACTACCTTGACCTTTTATACTTGGCTTTACGTTACAATTTCTTTTAAGTTCTGTTATTAGTCTTGGCTCTGCGCTATCAGCTACTATTAAACCATCTCTTGCGTGTTTCTGATTTAACTCTGCTATTTGTGATGTTGTTAGTCTTGGTAAGTAAAAGCACTCTTTTAGATATATTGTCTTATTTGCTTTGTCTATGTTTACCTCAACTAATGTAGATGGGTCTGCTGCAAATCCGTAATCTTGACCCCACACACTTACACTACTTCTTTTAAATTCCCCTATACTCCAGTTGCTAAATATAACACCCTCAGCTTTAGACATCCAAGCACCTAGCATTTGTTGTTTGTATTTCTCTGGTCGTCTTTCTCTCATCTGTGCTATTTGGTCTATATAGCTTTTAGATAAGTTGTCTATGTTGTCTAGGTATGTGGTGTGTATGTAGGTAGTGTTTTCTTTTGTTTTATTGCTACCCTCTTGTATGCCTCTATCCTCAAAGAATCTTGTATATATAAAGTGTTCTTTAGTTGTTGGGTTAAGTATAAGTATAACTCTGTTTTGTTTACCTTGTTGTCTTACCGATAAGTCTATTGTGTCAAACTTCTGCTCGTCTGTTAGTTCCTCAGCTTCATCTACTACCCAAGTAGTAATACCTTGCAGAGATTTAAGGTTTGCAGTCTGATCTCCACTTGAGGTTTTAATACCTCTAAATATTATCTTGCTTCCAGTCTTTTTGTTTAGTATCTCGTCTTTGGTTATGTGGAAATCGTTTACGCAGTTAAAGAGTTCTAGCTTGTCTATAAACTCTGGTATAATCGATATATATGCTGAGGTTAATGTATAACGTGTAAACAGGATTGTGTGTCCTTGCTCGTATGTAAGCATAACTCAAAGGGCATTGATAGTAAAAGACTTACCACTACCTCTACCCCCACTAACTATAAAGTACCTACTATCTTCACTAAGTATAGGTTTGTATTTATTGTGTATCTCAATCAACGAATTTTATTAAATCTCTAAAATTGATGTTTAAGCCTTCGCTAGAGTTTATGTCTACACTCTCCTTTGGTTTACCATAACGATAGCTTAAATAGGCTTGTATGGCTCTCATATCGCCTTTCTTTACTAGCTCTCCTAGTTTACCTATTGCTTCGTCTTTGTCTATTAAGTTGTCTAAGCGTTCTATTAGCTTTTGTTCTTGTGCCTTTGGCTTTCTGCCCGCTCCTTGTCTAGCTCCTCCGTGTTTATCACTCATATTTTTAAATCTTGAAAAAACTTGATTATTCAAGTTACTAATATATAAACAGAATTAATTTTTTTTAATTCATTAATATTTCTTCTATCTGTTGTATCTGCTTATCGGTAGCATCTGGTATTTGTCCTATGACATAAAGTTTAGGGTCGCCCGTCAGTGCTTTAAAAACAAGTTCTAAATCTGGGTTATAGAAACAGTTTTGCTTGTAGTTTCTTAAGTGATATAGAATAGTTGCGTGATGAATACTGTAACCACACCTTTTATAATCTCTCATTATTTCTGTTAATCTCATCTTTTTAACCTTTTTCATATAGTGATTAGCAACGCACCTCATCTCTATAACTTCTCTACGTCTTGTTTTTTCAAAGATGTCTATGTTGTTTAGTGTTAGTATTGTTTCTCTTATAGCTTCTAATTTCATACTACTTCTTTTTCTACTTTCTTGTATATAGCGTATCCGTTTTCTTTTAACAGTTGTATAGCTTCTTCTATTTGTTTCTGCTCGATTCTGTATGTATCAAATATTTCGTTGTGTATTACCATTGTTTTTTTTTATAATTGTTCTTTTACAAAAGTACCATTTTTCATTTTACCTTTGCGGTTTTTTATTTCTTTATAAGCGGAGTGTATGCATTCCTCTATACTCATAGCGCTTAAATGCGCTAGGGTGGTTAATACAACAACTATATCTCCTATAGCATCTTCTATTTCTTTTGTATCTTGTTTTAATATTGCCTGTGCTAATTCCCCCGCTTCTTCTATTAATTTAACATATTGCGTTTGTACATTACCTTTATCATATAACCCTCTATCTTTTGCCCAAGTTCTAATATTATCAAATATTTCTATATTTACTTTTGGCTTATTAACAACATCCCAAAAGTTTTTAAAGGATTGAACATATATATATCTTTCATTATTAATAGCTGATTTAAAATTATTTTTAAGTATATAATCTTTAACTTCATTATTAACTTCTATATTATAATTATTATCTAATTCTATGTTAGATGGCCAAGTATAATTATCAAAACTTTTATTAAATGTTTTTTTAAATGTAATTGTTGTTTTTGTAATATGTACCATAGTATTATTTATTGTTTGTTTATATGTTCTTATGTCGTTTTTGTAGCCTAATTTATTTTGCCATTCAACTTCTAATTTTGAAGCTTTATTTATACATTTAGTTTTAGCTAATATTTCAAAATTAAAATATCCTTGTTGTACTGTAACCCTTTTTTTTAAATTTTTAGTACAACCCACTTTTATTCCTTGAATATGATAAATATAATACATATTATTTTACTAAATAAGCCTTTATAAATTTGCCGTGTTTATATTCTTTTAAATTATAATTTTCGTATTTGCCTTGTAAAACAGGTAAGTTATATATTTTAGAATTTAAGTATTCATTAACCTGTTTATTATGTGTTTCATATATATGTGCGTCTGCTAAGTTTAACCCTAATTGGTTTGCACTTAATTTACATTTATTAGCCACAGTAATTAAAAATAAGGCTCCTACTATAATATCATAAGGTAACCCCAAAAATAAATCAGAACTTCTAAAATGCATTACCATATTTAAGTTATTATTGCATCTAACAAAATTAAACTGGGTATAACAACAGGGTAAAGCTTGATCTTTTAAATCAGTAGGGTTCCAAAGTGTTATAATAGCTCTACGTGAATTATTTTTGATTTCTTTTATTGCATATTCAATTTGGTTAAACACTCCATTAAATTTTTTTATTTGATACCCATATACTTTACCAAGCTTATTGTTTTTAGCAAAATCATCCCACCAAAATATATTATGCTTATGTAAATACTCTAATGATGTTTTGCCCTCATATATCCATTTGAATTCACCAAGTGATTTTTTAAAAAATATTTTTTTACCTGTAACAATAGGAAAACCTTCTTTTAAATTAATATTTAATGATTGATTAAATAGCTTATATGTTTTTACACCTGTTCTATTTGCTGTTAAAAATCCATTATTATAAACACTTTTTAGTAAATGTTTATATTGCAACTCAAAATTATTCATAACCTTTATTCTTAAAATTATCTAAGGCCGATATATAACCAACACAATCTAGCATTGTATCTTTCTTTGTATTGTAAGCCATACGGCTAATTTTAAGAGCTATAAGACATTTATAAAAATCTTCAGTACTTATATCTTTATTTGTTAATTCTGATGCTACCCGGGCTGCTTTTGCTATTGATTCGTTAATTGGTCCATATTGTCTTTCTTTTTCTTCCGCCCGATCAAATATAATTTTATGAGCTTCTTTCAAAATATTCATTTTTTTTTGTTTGTTTGTCGTTTATCTATAATTAATTTTAAAGCTTCTAGTTTTACATACATTTGAGCAACTATATTTTCTAATCTAAGTATTCGTTGTATATGTGTGTGTTTTTTTTGTTTCATAATTCACCGGTTAAGCAATAGTTATCTAAATCTGCCCCTTGTATAAAAAACTTGTTATATAAATCAATTGCTTTTTCTACTTTCTCTTCCCCCCTATAATAAAATTCTTCTGAACAACTAAATATTCCTATATCTAAACTTCCTTTGTCTAAGACTAAAAATTTAAAATCCTTGTATTTTTTATTAAATAAATTACAATATAAATAGCATTGTACATCATATCCGTACTTATTAGCACTCCAGCTAAAATCTTTTATGTTTGTTGTTGATTTCAAATCTACTATTCTATTAGAAGCTAATACGTCTGCCTTACCTCGAAATGGAAAACCTAAAATGTTTCCTACAGCCGGCATTTCAAACTCTGCTTTAGTTATTAGCTCCTTTGCGTGTTCATTTCTATAAAATGCATCTACAAGTCTATCAGCATCTGATCTTTCTTTAGCAGTAAATACTCTTGGATTTTCAGCTTTAGCTTCTCTAAACTTCTTAGTATTCTTAGATTGTACATCTATAAAAATTTGTGCTGCAAATTTCTCTGGTTCTAATATAGCTGTATGAAATAACCATCCGTCTCTTAACGCTTGACTTTCGCCACTTCCATACTCTAAGCTAAACTTATATGTTTTAGGACTTGACAAAAGTTGTTTAAGGCTGCTACTACTAAGAGCTAAGGTATTTAGTTCCCCATAGTAAAAGGAGTCATCTTCCATACGTTTAAGCAGTTCTGCTTTGTCGTAGTATTTATTATCAAGTAATTTTATCTTAGAGTTCATATTGTTTTAATTCTTCTTTTAGTTTTAGTATTTCTTTGTTCTTTTCGTTTCTTACTAGACTTTCTCTTTTAGTTATTACCTCTACCTCTGTAAGTAATGTATTGGTAAACATACCTATCTCTGTAATAGCTTTTATACAATTACTTATGTCTTTATTGTTTGGCTTTTGTTTTTGCCATTGTAATAACTTATCTACTAAAAAAGAATACCAAACATTGTAAGATTGTTTTTGTAAAAGATTCATCTTGAAATACCTAATATAAATCCTAATACTCCACAGCCTAAAAACATAAAAAATAAAATTAATTGCATTATAGTATCTCTATGCCTCATTAATCTACGCTCTTGTTCTTCAAGTTCTTTTTGTGTGTAAACTTCTATTCTATTTTTTCTTGTTTCGATATGTAGTCCTGTCTTTGTTTTTTTCATTTTATTAAATTTAAGTTTAATTCTTTAGCTGCAAAATTTATATGTTTTTGTGTTGTTACAGACCACCATCCTAATTGTATAAGTTCATTGTTTTTAATTATAGCTACTTTTGTATTGTAACTGTAAATATCATTATTAACTTTTTTTAAATTGGTTTTATATTTTGTAAATTTTGTTGTCATTGTTTTATTGTATGTTAAAAATTAAATCTCTTATATATTGAGCTCTATCAAGTAGTTTAGTTTCTGTTTCTTTAGGTAATCGTCTTACAAGCATATTAGCACTTAATGTACTTTCTATATCTCTAAGCTCTTTGCGTAAGTCTGTTAGTTGTGTTCTCATTGTTTTTGTTTTAAAGTTATATACAAATATACAAATAAATATTTATTATAAACAAATTATTAACAACTTTTTTTACTCTACTTCTTAAAATCGTTTAAATTTATTATAGATGCGTAGCTTTCATCTATTAAATAACAAGGCTTTAGTAGTTTCTTTTTAGTCCATAGTGTAGTGTCAGGACAATACATATCTTTAGGCTCTAAGTTTGCAAGGTTATTAAGCCAGAACATATAATTTCCTTTAGGGTCGTTAACAAAGTATAATGCTATCTTACCAGTTTCTATTAGCTTGTCGTACTTATAAACCTCTAGTAGTTTTTCTTTGTAGTATTTGTTTCTAAACTTCATTTCAATTACTACCTCAGTTCCTTTTGGACTTGTACCTATTGCATCAAAATGCTCAAAGCTATCTCCTGTGTGTGTTAAATCCCAGCCATCTAAGTTAAGCAACATTATAACAGCTTTCTCCCACTTGTGTATGTCTTTAATCATATATCTTATCTATGTCTGCTATCCATTGCACAAGTCGAGCTGGATTGCAAGAACAAGGCTCGTTATATTTATGATTATAATATTTAGAATGTAGTTCACACAGCAGCTTATATTGATCTTGTGTAAGCTTATGTTTTACAACAGCTTTAAATTCTTTCCACTTATCTCTATCTATTTGTTCCATAAGTCTAAATCAATATCGTTCCAATCTTCTCTACGCTTGTCGCACCCACAACTATCTCCCCAAATCTTTTTGACTACCCACCTTATGCCTGTGTAATATGTTATGTAATATACTATATCTCCTAATCTCATAATTCTTTATATTTATATAAAATATCTTTTTTTATTAGATATGCTTTTTTACTTTTTGTATCTCCTTTACCTATAAACTCTGCATATGTTAAATTGTTTTCTTTAATGCAATCTTTTATTCTATTAGTTAAAAACCAATTATAATCATA